CTTCAAAAATTTTAATAACACCAGATGGTATTCCTGCAGCTATAGAAGTTAAAACATTAACGTCAGAAGATGTTTTGCTTCCCTCGTCAATGCCTTTAATCCCTAGTTCTCCAAGAGTAGCCATAAATCTCCTTTAATTAAATTGGATATATTTTTGATAAATCTTTTATTGAACCTGTTTCATCTTTTGATATAATTTTTCTACCATCTTTAGTAATAACTATATTCAATCCAATATTTAAATCTTTTGAATCTACAGCTGAAATAGTTTTTTTAGGGAGGCTTACTACTTTTGGATTTACACCAGTAGTTCTAAATAAAGTATCTTTTATAACAACCGTGTCAGTAATATTTTGTTGACCTTTAAAACTGTCTTTAACTTTTTTTAAATCTGAAAGCCAATTTTCAGGACCACCTTTTAAAGCTCCTAATTTCGCCTGTTCTTTAAGTGTAAATTTAACTTTACCTAATATTCTATCCATACTTTCTTTAGATCTTTTTCCTGCAACATAATCATTAATAGCTAATACAGCTGCACTTTGATCAATTTTACTTTCATCACTTTTAACTTGAGCAGCATCTGTTACAGCTTCTCCAAAACCTTTTCCTTCTTGCATAGATTTAGATATTGAAGCTAGTACATCTTCACCATATCTTCTTCTCATTTTTCCTGTTCCTAAAAGTTCAGCAAAAAGTTTTTTATTTTCTTCAACTGTTTCTTTAGCACTTGATGTTTCTCCAATAGGATCATCATTAGGATTTTTTCTTTTTGTTGTTTTTGCATTTTCTAATAAGCTATTTAAAACATTTCCTACTTCACCTTTTTTAGTCGTACCAGGTAATCCTTCATCAGCTAGGCTTGCAATATCATCTATTGGTAATCCTGTTTCAGGATCTAATCCTTTATCTTTATAGAATTTTTTCTTACCACCTCGAGGAAAAAATCCTGGTGCTTCTCCTATTTCTTGTTTTTCCATTATTCTTTTATCTTTATCTTCAACATCAACATCTGTTTCCGAATATGCAAATGGATCTTCTTGCATTATTTTTTTTCTTTCTAAATATGCTGATGGTGTATCAGTTGATTTTAAATAAAAATCTGTCAACGCTCCTATTCCATAACCAGCTGAACCTGCTGTTCCCAATGTACTGGCTGTACTTCCCAATAAAGGAACCAAAAATCTTTTCCCACCTGGAAGATTTTTAGCTTTAGCTAACATTCTCATATAAGGATTTTGATTACTAAAACTACCTTTTAAACCACCTCTTGGAGGTCCAATGGGTTTATTATATTTTGTATAACTTCTACTACCACCTTGGTTTTGAAATTCATCAAACATACCTTGACTCATTAAAAATTCTTCACCTGCATAACCACCCGGTTCATCTACTAAACCTCTTTTAGGTTTATTTGTTAATCCAGAAGCAATACCATTTCCATAACTAGAAACAACTTTACCTCCTCTAAACATAGGTCTTCTTAAAATTCTACTCATTATCCAAATAATCCTAATTTAGATCCAATACTTCCAAGTCCTGCTGCAGTACCAATAGCTGATTGTAATGGACTAGTTGCTGCTGCTGGAGGTGCATATCCTACTGTTTGAGTTGGGAATGCTCCTGGTTGGATCTGTGCAAGTTGTTGACCTATTAATCCTAATTGTGTGAATGGTTGATATTGTTGTTCTCGCTCCGCGGTCGCCGCTGCATCAAGCACTGCTTGTTGTTGCATTTGACCTGCCTGACCAATTGATTGTTGGTCAAACATAGCTCTTTGTACACCTTCTCTACCACCACCATAAGCTCCAGCTTGAATAGCTGAATCTCTTAAACCTGTTTGTCTAGTTGCAGCATTTTGATCATAAGCTGTCATTGTTGTATCAATAACTTCTTGTTGATATGGAGACATATAAGGTTGATAAGCTTGTGGTCCAGTCAGTGAACCTAATCCACCAGCCGCGGTTCTCGCTTGTTGTTGAAGTGAAGACTCTGCTGCAATCGTTGGTGCAAATCTAGAAGGATCAATACCAGCAAAGTTTGCAGGTACTGCGCCAGCCCCTAATTTATCTATTGATTTTAAAAAGGCTGTAAGTGAACCTTCTATAATCGGTGAGGGTCTTGTTATTGTAGTAGTTTCAGCCATTATGCTCTTGCCTCTAGGTTATTCATTAAATTGTACATTCGTTTTGCTCCTTGATTAACACTTCCACCACCAGCTGCTCTAACAGCATCTGCTGTCATTACAAATTCATTTTTAGAAAGTCTAGCAGGAACGTCGTCGGCTCTCTCTTTAGATCCCATAGGAATCATTCCACCTTGTCTGTAATCCATTTCTCTTCCAGAAGGTAACACACTTCCTCCCATATTTAAACCTATAATACCGCCATTCTTTATACCTTCAGAATTAAGTTCTTGATTTTTTTGATCACTTCTATTTTTAAATTCTGTAAATATTTCTATAAATCTTTCATATCCATCTTCATCTCTAAAATCATTTTTACCATATGGCTCTATTGCTCCCATAGCCATCATGTCCATAGTTTTTCCTTTAACAGCATCACCATCTGCTAGTGGAATAACACCAGCTGAATCTGATACATACATTTGAGGAACACTTTCGTTACTCATTGGAGAATTTTCAGCTGCTTCTTTAATACTCATAATTCCTACTTCTACATCACCACCATTATCAAAACCTACTCTACCACCAGCTTTATAACCAGCTGATGTAATAGTTTCAGAAATTTCATCCTCACTAAATCCATATCTTAACATAGATAATCTAATTGCATCTGATGCATCTGAATTTGAAAAGCCTTCAGTTAAACCTCCTAATGCATCGTCGATAATTGATTGTTTGTTTAATCTATTTGTTTGTGCATAAGATAAATCCATACTTCCCTGCGTTATAGGAATAAATGCAGCTTTAGCTGTTTCTTTTAAATTTGCTAATGGATTTCTTAAAGTAGAACTTAAATCACTTGCATATTCTGCACCTGTAGATAATCCTCTTAATCCAGCATTTTTTAATTTAGCTAAACTTGAAATATTTTCTGATCCTAATCCTAATTGTGTAACACTAGGTGGTCCTTTAAATGGAGTTGATGATCCTAAAACAACTCCTGGATCTGCAGAACCATAAATATCTGGTTTAACAATTTGGCCTATTCCTTTTGAACTTTCCATGGCAGATGAAGCATCTGCAGCAGTTATAGCACTTCCGTCTGGTGCTGTTCCAACTTGTTGTAAATTTTTAAATTTAGTAGCTGCATCCGGAGCAGTAAGTGCTCCTTGCAGTCCTGCTAATCCTAAAGATAATGCTGAAAAATCTCCTTCACTTCCTTCTTGTGCTAATTGAGAACCTAAATTTATACTACCTGTTAAAGCTGATCTATAATATGGGTTTGATAAAATGTTAGACATAATACCTGTTCCAGCACCAGGACCTAATAAATAAGGTGCAGCTGCAGAAAGATAAGGTAATGCAGGTTTAATTTCGTTAGGTATTATTTTATCTAATACTCTGGATATTGGTCTAGTTATTTTTTTAAAAAATCCCATAATGTTTTCTGTGTTTGAAGTGCAAGTTAAGAACTTGAAATAATGTCGTAACTAGCAATTTACTAGGTTTTTAGCTCCTAGTCAATAATTTATAATTTAGTATTCCCTCCTAAAGGTACATGTTCTACAATGATTTTAACGTCTCTTTTTATATCTTCTGCTTTAGTCTCTGTTTCTTTATTTTGTACATCTGACAACGCTTCGCTATCCGACATATACTCTTGACCTGTTTTCATGTTGGTTAAAGTAACTTCTGTTTCAGGTGTTAAAACTGGTGTTCTTGTACCGTTAATCATCTCATATCTTATACTAGCTTTTTGTTCTGTAAACGGCATTATCTATCCTCTCTATTTGTTTCTAATAAACTGACTGTTATATCTGGTCCGGTAATATCTGATATCATTTTTAATTTATCGTTTTCTTCTAGAATTAATATATTAACAATAAATTCATGATGAGCATCTGCTGCTATAGTTTTTTTCTGATAAAAATAAGTTACACTACTAGATTCAATTTTTATAGTAACAATGGCATCTCCTGCACCTTCATTATAAATATGAATAGATTTAATTAAAGATCTAGAATTACTTGGAACTACATAAACATCTTTTTCAGTATTTGTTATTAAATCAGTATTTACTTTTTTATAAATATTAGCCATTAAACCACGTAAACCTTTCTTGATTTTCTTTTAAGTCTGTTAAGAATGTAGAATTTAATTGTTCTACAATCAATGCAATAGATCTATTAATCTGTCTTTGGTTATCAACTTCGTATTCTGCTTTTGGTTCTGGTAGTCTTACAATTACTTTAGGCATTATCTTCTTCCATCAGGTTGTAGGTCAACTTGGAATGTTCCAAATCTCCATGTTTCTCCGGCTGCTGTATTTTGTAATTTAATACTTGCATATCTTCCTCTTGCTCTAGTGTCAACAAAATTTGTTGATGAAGTTACTACAAAAGGACTTAAAGCTGTAGCTGTTGCATCAGTAGCTGGAAAATCTGTTACAGCTAAAGTTATATTGTTGTTACCTGTTAACCTTTTAAAGTTAGGTAAAAATCTTCTCATAGCTAAAAAGAATTCAGTTTGATCTTTTTGTAAAGAAAATTCAAATGATTGTATAAAAGAAGTTAATGCTGTAGTTGATCCATCTGGATTAATTTGATCGGTCCCTGTTTCGTGTTCAAAATATACGGTCTGACCTAATCCTGATACACCTACTACTGCAGGAAAAGTACCTGCCGCTGATTCATTATATTTAGTTGCGTAGGGTCGTGGGTAAACTAATGTGTCTGACCAACTTGTTCTAATTGAATTTGTGTTAGTTCCTGTGTACCAATTACCAGCAGGTAATTTTGCAGAGTCTCCATAATTATAAGAAACATATCTATTATTAAAATCTGATCCTGTTGTTGGATACCACCAAGTTACTTCTGTAAATAAATTATTTAGTCCTGCATTAATTTGTTGACCTTTAGTTGTATCAATATCATCATAAACATAATCTTCAACACCACATGGTAATGATTTAACTGTACCATCAAAAGCAAAGAAACCATTGTTACTCATCCAATAAGCAATACCATCTATTTCTACAGCTGCATTTTTACCAATCAATCCACAGTTTGTACCTACTTGTTCAAAACCAAATGTAAAAGGAGCTCCAACAAATTTCATTGTATATAAAGAACTATCTGTCCAAACTAAAATAGTTTCTTTAGCGGTTAACGCTCCGATAATTCTAGTACCATCTTGTAATCTAAATGTACCTGCTGTGTTTGTAGCTTTAACATCATAACCATTAATTGCTTCATTATCAGAAAATCTAATAAACATATCATCTTGTGTACTTGCATCATTATAAGTTGTGCAAGTTCCAAAGTGTATTAAGTGTTGTGTTGTAGGAGAGACTAAAGTTGCTCGTGATGCAATAGGATTTAAAGTTGTTAAAAAATTAGTTGTGTTAACAGATGCTCTTGTTGTAAATCTTGCAGTAATATTTGAATCCCATGTATAAGTTCTACCATTAGCTATAGTTGCTATTAAAACATTTCCAAATGTATCTAAAGACCAAAGTCCCGGTTCTAGAGTTTGTGTTGATGCAGCTACCGCTACTCCCCAACCTGTATCAGATCCTCCTGTAACAACTCCACCAAACGTAGAAATACCAAAACCATAACCATAAGATTGTTCTGCTGGTCCTACGACTGCATAAGGTTGTATATCAACTGTTGCGTCAGTAGCTGTTGCTGTTGCTGCGTTGGGTACTGTTGCTGTAAATGTGTTAACTGTAGGAACTGAAATAACCTGTACAACTTTACCTTCTAAATCTACATCTGCAATTCCAGTTGAACCAGCTGCAAAATTATTAAAGACAACCATATCTCCAATAGATAAACCATGAGGTACAGCTGCACCACCATTTTTAGTTGTAACAGTTATAGTTGTTGAACCATTTGTAGAAGCGATACTAGATGTTAAAAATTGTTCTTGTACATTATTTGCATCAAATCTAAAAGGAGTTATATCAAATAATTGTCCTTCAAAATATATAAGTAAAAATTTATCTGTACCTAAAGCTACATATCTATTACCTGTAGCATCTACAAAAGGTAATTGTTTTCTAACTACACCTACAATAGTTTCATTAATTAAAGAAGCCCAACCACCAACTTTTTCTGGAAGGCCATATCTAAATCTTACATTATCTGAATCTACCCAACGACCTTGTGCACCAACAGAAGTATCCTGTTTGTCAATTCCTGGGGCAAATTTAATTTGAGTTAGAGCCATATTTTAGCTCCTAGGTATTTTTAAAAGTCCAACCTCTAGTAGTATTAATGTAAACAAGT